GGGGCACTTGCCTGTTGCAGCACATCAACGCAGGGGCCTGTGGCATTGATGATCTGGAGGATGCCTACAGGGAAGGCATGACGCAGCTCTGTCAGCTCCACCCACGGACTGGCGTGGCCGATTCCGGCGAATACCTGCATCCTTCCATCGACAAGCAAGTGGGCCTTGGCATCTTGGGCCTTGCCAACTTCCTTGCCATTCACGGCATTTCCTATCGGGATTTTGGGGAAGCCTTGGAAGCGTTCTTGGATGGCGATGATGCGTCTTGGGCTACGACGATGGTAGGGGAAGCCGTATTTGCCTTCGACAAGGCGATCAAGGCGGCTGCAGAGATTGCTCGCGAACATGGCATGGACAGGGCCTTCTTGATCGCCCCCACGGCATCCTGCTCCTACCGCTACCTTGACTCCAAGGGCTTCACCACTGCGCCTGAAATTGCCCCTCCCGTTGGTCGTATTGTCGATCGGGACAGCGGGACTTTTGGCGTGGAGCAGTTCGACTATGGCAACGTGGAGATTGCTGCAGAAGTGGGCTGGGACACCTTCTTCAAGGTGGCCAATGGCATTGTCAAGCTCTACCAGAGCACTGGCCTGTTCCATGGCTATTCCATGAACACATGGGGCGACATGGTTGCATACGACCGAGACTTCCTGGAGGCTTGGCTAGAATCTCCTCAGACAAGCATCTACTACAGCCTGCAAGTCCTCCCGGACATGCAGCGGAAGGATGATGCCTATGCGGCGCTGGACGACGACTTCAAGAGCATGTTTGGCTTTAATGATGAAGCCAATAGCGATGCTGGCGCTTGTGACATAAGTGCCGGATTCTGTTGCTCCTGCGCTGAATAGTCCCCTTTCCATCGTCTATTTCATTGGGCCGAACTTTCGGCCCTTTCTTTTCATCCCCATTTGCACTGCTGACCGATGAGCACAATGACTGAGCGCAGCCCCTATCTGTCCACCATCGCTAAAAAAAGCCCCTGGCAGGCTGTTGCCGTTGACAAGGGCGTCGTCATGGAAGGTGCCGAAGAAACGCTGTTCAAGATGCTGGCCCTGCGGCACTTGGAGATTCCCGTGAAGGAGCTTCTGGAAGAAGGGCTCCAGCGGGAACTGCCCACTACCCCCGGCATCATTGAGGCCCTTCGCTCCAACCAGGACGACGAGGATCGCCACCTAGAAGCCCTGGACTACGTTGCTGCCGCCCATGGCACCAGCGCCAAGGCTGAGAAGGAAGTGCTGAGCATCCTGAAGGCTTGGAACGAGCACCCTGCCCACCCCATCCTGAAGGCAGGCATCATGGAGCGTTCCATTTTCTTTGTGGCGCTGCCCTTCTTTCGGCAGACTGGTGACGTTGGAATGCGCACCGTTTCGCAGGACATAAGCAAAGACGAAAGGGTGCATGTGGCCGTGAACGGCATGTTGAGCAAAGAGCTTGGCGAGAAGGAAAGCCAAAGCCTTGACAGGCTGCGCGGCGCCACTGCTGCTTGGATGTTTGAGAAGCTGAGCAGCTCCACTAACAAGTGGTTGGATAAAGACTTCTGGCTGCGGCAGTCCAAGAGCCTGTTTTGGACGGGCAAGGCAGAAGAGCTGGCGGGCCTGCGGGCAAGCAGAGCGATTGCGTTCTTTGAGGCGGCGAATACTTGCCTGCCTAGCTACGGCAGGTAGAAATACCTATTGCGCAATAGGCGGCAGTGGTGCTACGCTGTACAGCGACAGAGGGCAAGCCTCTGAAGCGATTGGCTTCGGTCAAACGCTTCACGCTTGCTCCTTCGTCACTTCCCTCCATTGTTCCAGCGATGGAGAGCAGCCAGTTCAAAGGTCCGACGTTGGCGCGGAGTGCCTTGCCTGGTTTGCGTCCCCGCTTTGCATGGGCCGGAAACTTCCAGCCGTAGCATCGGGCTAAGTCCTGCGATTGCAGGCCAGAAGGGACGCCTTCTGCTTGGTATGGTTCCACCGCCATGGACCTTCGGGCCTCTGATGGAAACGGACCCATCCTCCCAAGCCTCTCAACGATGCTCAAACAGGGAGGCTGCTAGCACAGTCCGAGCTAATTGGACAAGACGGCAGTGCCCTGCGCTGCGATGAAGGTTCGACTCCTTCCTGTGCTTTTGATTCCTGGCCACACCTTAGAACCATGGCCATCTTCCTCACTTCTGACACGCACTTCGGCCACAGCAAGATCCTGACCATTGAAGACAATGGCCAGCGCATCCGTCCGTTTGACTCCCTTGATCACATGCACGCCGCACTGGTGGAGCGATGGAACGCAGTGGTGGCGCCTGGCGATACCGTTTATCACATGGGCGATGTGAGCATGACCCGTCAAGGGCTCCAGCTACTGGAGAGCCTGAATGGCCGGAAGGTGCTCGTTCGCGGCAACCACGACATTTACAGCCTCAAGGATTACGCTCGCTTCTTCGCTGATGTGCGTGGATGCTACGTGCGAGACGGTCTTGTGTTTTCCCATATTCCCCTCCATCGTGATTGCCTTGCGAATGAACGCTACCAAGGCAATGTTCACGGGCACTTGCACAACCATGTGATCGTCGATACCGATGGGGCGCCCAGTCCGTTCTATTTCAACGCTTGTGTCGAAAGGCATGGCTTTGCCCCCGTAGCATTAGAAGAAGCGAAAGCGTACTTCTCTGGCCATGGACGATCGGCGCACGTTTAATACGCCCATCAGGGAGCCTTGGAACGCATCCATCCATCAGATATTGCGTGCCATTGACAACCACACTGCGCTCTACCTGCACACTCGCCTGCCGTGGCACCTAGAAAAGGCTGCGGCATTGCGAGCTTATGTGCATGAGCTGAAAACCTACATCCATGCAGAAGAAAGGGCCCGTCTGAGCGGGCCCCTGCAACCATCACACCAGGCAGTAACTGACGCGAATGTTGGCTGACTGCGACTGCAGCAGGCGAGCAGCCTTCCGCAAACGTTGTTGAATCAAGGCAAGGTGGTTCATTGTGGCCTCCATGTCCCGGCCCCGTTCCCTGCCGGCGATCATGCGCTCCCTTCTGGGAGTGAACGTGCTGCCAGTTTAGCATCGTCTTCCATCACCCCTTGCCAGTGCTCCAATGCACGGGCCGCCAGCACTGCCTCAACGCTGCGAGGGCCGTAGCGCCTGCCGGACGCCTCCACTGCCACCATGGCTTGCCCCACAGCGTCCAGCACGCTCCTATCCATCGTCCCTGTCTCTCTGTTCAGCCGCTTGGCGTTTCAGGACAGCTTGCAGCTTCTCCATGCGAGGCAGCAGCGATGGACGGTACACATGCTCTGCCGCCAACAGTTGCAGGGCCGTCTGCCGGTCACAAGTGAGCAGGCCAACGAGAAAAGTCAGCTCCTGACTGGAGATTTCAAGATTGGCCATTGTTCAGCAATGGTGAAAAAACGGAATTGCTGAAACTTTAGCGCACCAAACTGTTGATCCAATCAATGTTGTCGTCCTTTGTTGCTTCAAGAATGGCAGCCGCCATGGCAAATGGGTAGTCGTCCACTGCTGCATCCTTCCCGCCCGTTACGCTCCATTGACCACTGCTCCTATAGATCACGCCAAGGTTCTTGATCTGCTTGATGGCTTCCTTGTGTGGATACAACTCAATGGCCCCACCATTGAACAATTCTTTCATCTTGCTAAAAGCCTTCATCTTGGTGCTAACGGACCACGTAAGTTCCGACACGGGGAACTCTTTAGCCAGTGTCTGAATAGTGCCGGCTGAGTTGTACTGGTCAAGCACAATGCTCTCAAACTCATACAGCCGGTGGTGCTCCTTAATCCATTCTTCCACCTTGGCAATGTTCACTTCCATCTTGCCGGCAATCTCAAAGTCAGCATCGAACTGGTGGAGCTTGTCTACCACTAGGCGCTCCCCTTCGTAGTGGACAATGCAGGCCACGTATAGGTCACGCTCCTTGCCGCCTTTCGCGGGGTCAAGGGCCAGCACGTAGGTGCCTCGTAGATCCTTCTGTGGCAGCAGGATGCCGCGCTCCTTGTTCACTGCAATGTCAACAATCTCGGGCGCCACTAGCGTTGCATTGGTGCGCCTGAACTCAGCACCAAACTCCACCATGAACGACTCGGGATCCTTCTTGCGGGCGGATTGCATGAAGGCGCAATCAAAAGGCAAGTTAGGGTTGATCTCCCAAGTTGGGATTTTGAGCGCCTTCATTCCGGGGTAGTCACCGCTTATTGCCTGTTGGTAGTGCTCATAGAACACACCATCCGTAATCCATGGCGAGGACAGCTCCAGCACCTTGCCAAAGCCCCCGAACTGTGCAATGGAAGGGCCTAGTGCATCGAACAATGCACGGGCGCCCCTGTTGGCATCACTATCCAAGCTAAAGGCCACCTCGTCAAAGATGATGCAAACCACTGCCTTACCACGCGAAGCCCTTGCGGAAGCCGGGATCGCCTGAAACACACACCCATTGCTGATTTCTAGCTCAAACGCAGTCTCCCTGACCACTTCCTGCGCCAAGGGACTGTTGATGATGAGCTGACGAATGTTGTCCAGGGCAATCTTGGCCTGCCCCAAGTCGTTTGCCACCGTGATGATATACCACTTCTCGCCTTTCCTCACCTTGCGCCTGAACTGTTCGTCCAGCACAAAGCACATATACACTGCCGCCACTGCTGCTAGAAGCGTCTTGCCGCTACGCCTGCCTAGGCACCATACGGCATGGTTGATCTTCTCAGTGAAGAGGTTGTTGACGATGGACTGCTGCTTTGGCCATAGCTCTAGGCCCAGGGCGTGGTGAGCAAACTCACTGCAGGAGAGCATGTTTCAATTCCTCCATGGACCGTAAGTGCTGCTGAGGGTAGAAGAAGGCAGGGCGCCCCCTGGCGGGATCAGCCCAGAACTGTGGTTGCATTGCTTCGCCGCCAAAGCACCAGCCATGGATGAGCACTTCCTTGTTCTCAATCGTGACCAGCACAAACTTCTTGTCAGGGTTGGAGTGCTTTTGCACAATCAAATCATAGGAATGTTTGGAGCGTGTCTTCACATCAATGCCGGGCAAGTCGTCTGATTCACGCTTGGCCGTGGTTTCTCTGTATAGCTTATCCTTCATGCCAAGGTAGGAGGCCACTGCCATTTCGCCAGCGGCGCCTAGTAAGTGAATGTCCAGCGCATAGCTGCCCCTGGAAGGCCCCTTGTTCCTACCCCGCAGGCCATGCTGTTCGTTCATGCCCTGACGCCTGTGGCCTTCCTCCATCGCTGCTTCTTTCTCTTGCTTGGAGAGAATGAACGGAATTGGGCAGTGCGTCATAGGGGCCACAATAGCGCCTCAATGATAGCCACCTTCTTAGAATGGTGGCACTAGCCATGGCACCAATGAGCGAGGTTACGGGGGATCTAGGACATTTTGTAGGCGATGGGACAAGGGTGGATGGCCTTGCCAACGTGCTCACTGGTATGGGCACCAGTCGAGACAAGAGCCAGTACACCAGCACTCAACCATTGGTCTTCTTGAATCAAGTGGACCTTGAAAACCTATATGGCGAGTGGATCCCGAAGCGGATCGTTGACATTGTGGCCGAGCAGTCCACACGCAAGGGCTTTCGCGTGTTGTTTGGTGGGGATGGTGCCGCCGCTGAGGAAGTGACTGGCATTGAGCAAGTGATCGAGGAGCTGTACCTGCTGGAGCATCTGATGCACGCCAGTAAGAACGCCAGGCTGTATGGCGGCGCTGCACTGCTGCTCTACATCAACGATGGGCGTTCCGCAGAGCAACCTGTGGACTTCAGCAACATTCAAGAAGTGGAAGGCATGGAAGTGCTTGACCGCTGGCAGATTGCTCCCATCATCACAGAAGAAAGCCTCTATG